AAATCTATGGCAAATTCAATTGACGCGGTACTCGCACAGTACGAAAAGAACTCAACACCGAGTTCACAAAAACAAAGTATTTCACAAGAAGACAGGTTGAAAAAATACTTTTCAGCAATTCTTCAAAAGAATGAAAAATCAGCACAACGAAGAGTTCGTATCCTACCTACAAAAGATGGTTCATCTCCATTTGTGGAAGTTTGGTATCACGAAATTCAAGTTAACGGACAATGGGTAAAATTGTATGATCCTGAAAAAAACAACAACGAACGTTCACCACTTACAGAAGTTTATAACGAATTAATGGCGACAGGTAAAAAAGAAGACAAAGATTTGGCATCACAATACCGTTCACGTTTATTTTATATCGTTAAAGTTATTGATCGTGACAACGAACAAGACGGAGTTAAATTTTGGAGATTTAAACACAACTACAAACAAGAAGGTGTGTTGGATAAAATCTTACCAATATGGAAAGCGAAAGGTGACCTTACAGATTCTGAAAAAGGACGTGACTTAATCATTGAACTCATCAAAGCAAAAACACCACAAGGAAAAGAATATACTGTAGTTCAAACTATTATGTATGATGATCCTGCTCCGATACATACCGATAAAGGAATTATGGAAGGATGGATGACAGACGAACTTACTTGGAATGATGCTTACTCTAAAAAACCTGTTGAATATTTGGAAGCGGTTGCAGTTGGAGAAACGCCAATGTGGAGTTCTGAACTTAAAAAATATGTTTACGGTGAAGAAGCTGAGATCTCTCTTGGTGGTGGAACTGAAACAAAAGTAGAAAAACCAATCGTTGATCCACAAGCAAACGATGAAGTCGATGAAAACTTACCATTCTAATTTATAATATATGAGTAAAATAACAGAAAAAATGTATGAAGCTCTGACCTTGAGATATAGGTCAGAGATGGCAGAATCCGAGGCGACTCTCCTAATTTATTTTAACAATCCTGTTGGTATTGGTGAACATCCACAACACTTAGAGGAAATGGACCGGTTTGTTGATAAGATGGCAAACGCAAAGGGTAAACTTGAAATGTTGGAAACCATTTATAAGTATAATGTTAAACGAGATGAAAAGTTTGAAGTAACGGAAGACATGCTAAAAATAATTAAAGAACAAGAAAATGGCAATTAAGAAGAAAGTAATATCGTTAGATAGTATTAAAGGTAAGTTTTCGACTAAAACAAAATATAAACCCGAAAGTTTTTATAACTGTGGAGATGCGTTTATGGAAGCGTGTGGATTACCTGGACCTGTGATGGGAGGGATCAATATGTTTTTAGGACACTCTAACACATCAAAAACAACGGCAATGATACTTGCGGCTGCGGACGCACAAAGAAGAGGTCACCTACCTGTTTTAATCATAACTGAGAAAAAATGGAGTTGGGAACATGCTATCGAATTGGGACTACAAGCAGAAAAAAATGAAGACGGTGAATATGACGGTATGTTTATATTTAACGATTCATTTGATGTGATAGAACAAGCGACCGAATTTATTAACGACATATTGGATGCACAAGAAAATGGAGACATCCCTTATAATATTTTATTTCTTTGGGATTCAATCGGATCCATTCCATGTCAGATGACATTTGATGGTAAAGGTGGTGGAATGCATAACGCGAAAGTATTAGCTGATAAAATTGGAATGGGTATCCACTCAAGAATTTCTAAATCAAAAAAAGAAGATTACCCATACTATAATACTTTAGTGATATTAAATCAGCCTTGGGTCTTACTTCCTGATAACCCATTTGGACAACCTGAGATTCAAGCAAAAGGTGGTACGGCAATATGGTTGGCGAGTAGTTTAGTGTTTCTTTTTGGTAATCAGAAAAAAGCAGGAATTAGTCACATAGACGCAACTAAAAACGGTAGAAAAGTATCGTTCGCTATTAGGACTAAGGTATCTATTTTAAAAAATCACGTTAATGGTATTGGTTATAAGGATGGTAAGATCGTTGCGGTACCTCATGGATATATTTCCGACACAAAAGATGCGTTGGATAAATACAAAAAAGAATACTCAGATTATTGGGTTACAAAAATGGGAGACGCAAACTATTCTTTAGATGAGTCTGCAGGATATGATGATGAGACGGTAGATTAGAAAAAAAGTAGTATCAGTAAATAAAATACAAATGATTAAAACCCTATTAATTGACGGGAATAATTTATTAAAAATTGGGTTTCACGGAGTTAAAGGATATTTTAATGGTGTTGAACATGTGGGTGGTATTTGGCATTTCTTAAATACCACTCGCAGATTCATCGAAGAAGGTAATTTTGATAAAGTGATTGTTGCTTGGGACGGAGTAACAAGCACCTCACAAAGGAGGTTATTCTACCCCAACTATAAATTAAATAGAAAGGCACCAACGGATGAGAACTTAGAGTTGTCATTTAACAAACAAAAACTAAGAGTAAAACAATACTTAGAGGAAATGTTTGTTAGACAGATTGAGTTTGAAAATTCAGAAGCGGATGATTTAATTGCTTACTATTGTCAAATATCTAAAGGAGAACAAAAGACTATCTTTAGTGGTGATAGAGACCTAACACAACTTATCTCGGAAGATGTGACCATATACTCACCTAATACCAAAAAGTATTATAAGAATGGAGATAACATCAAACTACACGAAATTGAGATACCTCACTATAATGTAAAAACATTTAAGATAGTTTCTGGTGATAAATCAGATAATATTGATGGTATATATTACTTAGGTGAAAAAACTTTTGTGAAGTTATTTCCTGAGATACTTGAAAGAGAAGTTTCTTTTACCGATATTTTAACAAGAGGTGAAGAACTTCTAAAAGAACAAAAAGAAAATACAGTTTTAAAAAATTTACTGACGGGTAAAACAAAAAGCGGTATATTTGGTAACGAGTTTTTTGAGGTCAATAAAACGATCGTGGATTTATCGGAACCGTTGATTAGTAAAGAAGGAAAAGAATTGGTTGAACTATATTACTCTGAGTCGTTGGATCCTGACGGAAGAGGGTATAAGAATCTAATTCGGATGATGATGGATGATGGATTATTTAAATACCTACCGAAAGGTGACGATCAGTGGGTATATTTTTTAAAACCATTTTTAAAGTTAACAAGAAAAGAAAAAACAAAATTCAAAACAAAAAAGTAAAATTATGAAAGAGCAGAATGATGTAACAAAGGTTGAATTCCTAATGACACTTAATAATAATTTTGTGGTACAAAGGTTTTTTAATGTGAAAGGTTTTAACGAAAAGGCTAAAAATAGCGTTGAGTTAACCGATTATATTAAAGATTTATCTGACTACTTAAAAACAAAATTAAGAAACAAGTGTGTGGTTTATATGTTGGAAAACAGATACCAAATTGAGGAAGACCCAAGCATTTTAGAAACATCAAACACAGACGGACCTGAAACATTTAACATTATTTTAAAGGTAGGTAATGAGACAATTTGTCATAGAATCATTGACGCGAAATTATACCCACCAAAGGTAAGATACACCCTGGATATACGTCCAGACATAAAAAACATTTTAAGAGAATTGACTGACATTTTATCAGACAAAAATTTATCTTTTGAGATGATGAATTATTCGTTGGCGTAATAGTATTTATTAAAACACAGAACAAAAATCTATAAAATATGTCAGACAAAAAGAACTTCGGATACTTAGGAAATACTTTTCAAATACAACTTTTAAATAATATAGTAACATACAAAGATTTCGCTAATTCCATAATTGAAGTTATTGACCCACACTATTTTGATAACCAATATTTTAGAATCATTTGTCAAATGATTAGAGAGTATTATACAAAATATGAACACACTCCGACATTTGATACTCTTGAACAACTAACAAAATCAGAAATTAGTTCACCTATGGCTCAAAAGAGCATTTTAGATACAATAGAACAGGTTAAGAACGTTGCTGACGAAGGATCTGTATTTGTTCAAGAAAAGTCCTTAAAATTCTGTAAACAACAAGAGCTCCAAAAAGTAATGGTAAAAACTCAGTCAATCATTGATAAAGGTGATTTTGAGAGTTACGATAAGTTAGAGGAAATGGTGAGAGGAGCACTACAAGTTGGTGAAGTAGATAAAGGAACTGCAGATGTGTTTTTTAACCTTGATGAGGTATTAAATGATGATTACAGACACCCAATTCCTATTGGGGTCCCCGGTATAGATAATTTATTAAAAGGAGGATTAGCCAAAGGAGAAATTGGTGTTATTTTAGCCCCTACCGGAGTTGGTAAATCAACTTTCACAACCAAAATTGCAAACCACGCATTCAACTTAGGGTATAACGTCCTTCAGATATTTTTTGAAGACAACCCTAAAATCATTCAAAGAAAACACATAACACTTTGGACTGGAATACACCCTGACGATTTAACTGAAAGAAGAGTAGAGGTAATGGAAAAAGTTAAACAAATTCAATCAACAAGAAAAAATAAGTTGATTATGAAAAAGTTGTCTTCCGATACCGTAACTATGAATCAGATTAAAAATCAAGTTAGAAAAATGATTGCTGAAGGGACAAAAATTGATATGGTAATTTTAGATTATATTGATTGTGTCGTACCAGACAAAAATTTGGGTGACGAATGGAAAAGTGAAGGTTCAGTTATGAGAGGATTTGAGGCGATGTGTCACGAATTAGACATCGCCGGATGGACAGCAACACAAGGGAATAGAAGCTCAATATCATCAGAGGTTGTAACAACAGATCAAATGGGTGGATCAATTAAAAAAGCACAAGTTGGTCACGTAATTATTACGGTGGCTAAGAGTCTACAACAAAAAGAGATGAATTTAGCAACCATCGCAATCACCAAATCAAGAATTGGTAAAGATGGTGTTATCTTTGAAAACTGTAAATTTGATAACGGTATGTTAGAAATCGACACTGAACAAAGTGTTACGTTTCTTGGACACGAGGAACAAAAAGAAGAAAGAAACCGTAGTCGAATCAAAGAACTTTTAGAAAAGAAAAAACAAAAAGAACAACAAGAATCTTAAAATAAATTATTAAATTAAATTAAAATGGATATTTCGCAAAAAATATTAAGTGACATTACTGTCTTTATGAAATACGCTAAGTTTCAACCCGAAAAGAATCGGAGAGAGACTTGGGAAGAGTTGGTAACTCGTAACAAAGAGATGCACCAACGTAAGTACCCCCACATTAAAGATGAGATAGAGGAGGTATATAAAATGGTATACGACAAGAAAGTATTACCATCAATGAGATCATTACAATTTGGAGGTAAACCAATTGAGATTTCACCAAACAGAGTTTACAACTGCGCATATATGCCAATTGACCACGTTGACTCATTCTCTGAAACAATGTTTTTACTTTTAGGTGGAACAGGTGTTGGATACTCAGTTCAAAAACATCACGTTGAAAAATTACCTGATGTTAAAAAACCAAATCCTGATAGAACAAGAAGATACCTAATTGGTGATTCTATTGAAGGATGGGCAGATGCCATTAAAGTATTGATGGAATCATATTTAGGTTACAAATCGTCAACACCTGTATTTGACTTTTCAGATATCAGACAAAAAGGTGCGATGCTTGTAACATCAGGAGGAAAGGCACCAGGACCTCAACCATTAAAAGATTGTATTCACCACATAACAAAAGTGTTGGATAACAAAAAAGATGGTGAAAAATTAACACCGATCGAAACTCACGATATTGTATGTCATATTGCAGATGCAGTACTTGCAGGTGGTATTAGAAGAGCAGCACTTATCTCATTATTCTCGGCTGATGATGAAGAAATGATTTCTTGTAAATCAGGAAGTTGGTGGGAACAAAACGCACAAAGAGGTAGAGCAAATAACTCAGCAGTACTTCTTCGTCACAAAATTACAAAAGAATTCTTTATGGATTTATGGAAACGTATTGAGTTATCAGGAGCAGGAGAACCAGGAATCTACTTATCTAACGATAAAGATTGGGGAACTAATCCATGTTGTGAAATCGCACTACGACCTTTTCAATTCTGTAACTTATGTGAAGTAAATGCGTCTGATATTGAATCACAAGAGGACTTCGATAAAAGAGTTAGAGCGGCGGCGTTCATTGGAACATTACAAGCCGGATACACTGACTTTCATTACCTAAGAGATATTTGGAAAAGAACGACTGAAAAAGATGCACTTATTGGTGTTGGGATGACAGGTATTGGTTCAGGGGTTGTTTTAGGGTATGATATGAAAAAAGCCGCTAAGGCGGTTAAAGAAGAAAACGAAAGAGTTGCAACACTTATTGGGATTAATAAATCAGCAAGAACGACAACTGTTAAGCCATCAGGTACCTCATCATTGGTATTAGGAACATCATCAGGTATTC